CGCGGAGAGAGAGACCCTCGCGAATGTCGAGGAGCTCCTCTTGGCGTCTGAAGATGGCTTCTCGGTCTCCGAAATCGGAGGCGTCGGACAAGCCCTAGCAGATCAGACAATATCGGGGATCTACGATGACGTCATTTTGCCCGATGTTCAGCGATCGGTCAGAGATGCACTCTCAAGCGCCGCTTTTACTCTGGAGCCCTCTGATATTATCAGCGGGCTCGATGCTGCTCTCCGATCAGCGGAGGGTCGTCAGATCACAGAGGCGAGAACAAGGATCACCAGTTACGGACGCGAGCTCACCGCGATCGCAGCCGAAGAAGCTGGACTGAACCACTATCTCTACACCGGCCCGCTCGACGGGATCACTCGCTCATTTTGTCGGGTGATCGTCGGCAAAGTCTACACGCAGACACAGGTCGGAGAGATGCGGAACTATCAGCTTGAGCCAGTGTTGACGCGAGGGGGCGGTTACAACTGCCGCCACTCATGGTCGCCAGTCTCCGAAGAGCTGATCGAATCGGCTAACCTAGAACGCGGAACCGACGCGGAAGTTAGACAGGCGAACCAGAAGGCGAGGGAAAGTCGATGATCAAAGCAGCTCAAAACAAAGACTTCGTCTTCGAGTGGGAGTCGCCTTATCCGCTCGCCGCGACGCCGACTCTCGCCTATACGCTCCCCAACGGAACGACGCGCGCCGCGTCGAATATGACAGCGGTTCACTCTTCGGCGACGGTGACAGCTCTCGGAGGAGATCGGCGGACTCTCACCCTCTCCGCCAGCGCGGACGCTTCAGGGCGAATCGGCGCCAGGTCGGGTCGCGCCTTCCTCGTCACTGATGAGGACGGGCTCTTCCTCGTCACGGTTGATCGGATCGACGGGACAACCGCGATACTCGCCGACCTTCTCCCGCGAGGTCTAGCACTCACCGAGAGCGCCTCTCTCGTCTGGGCTGGATACGAGTACACGATACCCGCAGCGGATACAGCGACGCGCGGCCTGATCGACTGGACTGTCGCTTATACCAGCGACGAGAGCCCGAACGATCGACCACTTCTCGCGCGAAACGTGATCGAGGTCGTCCGTCGTCCATTCGACACCGGGCTTACTCACTCCGACCTCGTCGCGAAGATGCCCCAACTTGGCGACATGATCCCGCGTCGTCAGCAAGATCTCTCGGAGCAGATCGCGGCGGCGCTCGACGAGCTCACCCTTTATATCAGAGACGAGCTCCTTGAGAGCCAGACCGAAGACGACATTTTCAATCCTCACATTTTCCTCGAAGCTCACCGCTATCTCTCCGCGTCGCGCGTCTATGAGATGACCGCTCAACTAGACATCGCGGAGCGCATGAGTAATCGAGCGATGGAGCTCTTCACCAGGGCGATGAGGCAGCTCACCCTCGACACCGACGACGACGGAGTCATCGACTCCGACGAGATCAATCTCCGCAGAGCGGGCGGCAAGGTCAGCGACGCGCGCGGGACCTTCTCCCTCCCATCGGTTCAGCCTACACAGCGAGAGAAGGATATCGCGATCGAATATCCTCGCTGGCGAGGGATGCAGCACTAATGGCCTCCAAGGTTAAAGTCTCGATCACAATTCCAGAGCTCTGGACGGTGAGAGATAGTCAGATCACAGCGCTCGACACGATCGCTCTGGTCCGCTCTCGCGTCTATGCTGGTAAGGACACGAGCGACCGACCTTTTAAGGAGTATTCAGAGCGACCGATCTATATCTCGTATCAAGCGAACCTTCCGCCAAAAGGCGGCGAGGAGACTCCGAAGGGGGTCTACTATAAAGGCGGCTATCGAGAATATAAGCGGAAGAGCCGACGCTATACGCCAGGCGGAAAGAACCAGACTGCCGAGGTCGATCTCACCTTGAGCGGCGCGCTCATGAATAACCTGATCACGACCAACGCGACGAAGACGAGCTACACGATAGGGCTCTCCTCTAAGGTGCAGTCTTATGGTTATGATGTTCACCGAGATCGTCCGTTCATTGGGCTCTCTAACTCAGACCAGAGAAAGCTCACCAACGCGATCGCCGCGAGGATGCGCAAGAAGCTCTCTCCTGTGGGCTATGGTTACGCAGAGCAAAAGAGCTTTATCAGCTCGATCAATAGAGCAATCGGAGGCCGAAGATGAGTCAAGGAGTCGCGAGCGCTTTCTCTTTCCTCATCAATCGCCTCGAGGCGCTGATCCCGAAGACCGACGAGTCGCAAGGATTCGTCTGTGTTGATCCTGCTTCGGGGATGGAGCTGCTAACAGATCGAAGACCGAATACACTTCGCCTCTTCGAACTCCGGACGACCACTTTCCCTCATGACGATGGGCAAGCGGGAATCACTGGAAGGAAGCGACTCACCGCCGAGCTCCGCGTCCGCTATGATATCCCGCGAGACGTCGGCCTTCTGGAGCGCATCGTCGGAGAGGATAGCTCACAGCTGGTCAACTCCTTGCGCGATCCCGCGTATAGTCTAGCGACGACTGGGATCACCTCACTGATCACCGGAGAGGCTACGACCACTCCGCTCCTTGATGAGGCAGGAAACCCAGCGGCGCTCCTTCTCATTGTTCCGTTCGACCTTCTCTTCTCGGAGGCCTTCTGATGGCAGTTACACATCGTTCACTCTCGGTCGCGGTCGAGAGCTCTTTCGGATCGCTTAGCTCTTTGACTGGAGCTCCAAGCGCTACCGGTCTCTCCTTTATCTCGATCCCCTGTGAGAGAGATCCCATCGTCGTTCCAGGCGAGCCTCCGGTCTCGGAGCGCACAGAGGCGCGCGACGGTCCTCACGGTCTCCCTCCGGAGCTTGATACGACATACATCGCCGGAACCAAGCAACAGCGCAGAACCGGAACCGTCACCGTTCGATGCGACTTTACCACGCTCGGCACTGGTTCAAACTACGCTGGGACCGCTCTCGGTCGTCTCCTCTCCGCTGGATTCTCGACCACGATCCCAGGCGCGGAGAACGACGCGGTGAGCGCGGCGGTGGGGACGAATGAATACACCCCGACCACTCTCGCGAGCTACAAGCTCGGCGGCCTCTTCGGGATCGAGATCAACGGGCGCGCAGAATACGCTCATGTCACCTCCAAGAACGGAAGCGGGACGGGGAACATCGGCTATTCTCCAGCGCTCTCCCGCGATCTCACCACATCCGACACCGTCCGACTACTCCAGACTTGGTTCACGGCCAAGGGGGATAACAGCGGGTCCGTCGCGAATAGCCTCGCCTTCCGCGTCGATGGGGTCGGCGTCCTCTCTTATGCTTTCGGATGTAAGCTTGAGAGCCTCTCAATCTCGATCGATGGCGGGCGCCTAATGGGCGACTTCGTCTTCCAAGCTGCTCACATCGAAGACGATCACGGGAACGCGACTGGACCGGTTGAACCACAGACGACCGATGGAGCGACTCCGCATTTTCGGAGCTGCTATGTCCTCCTCTCCGACGCGGCCTCGACCTCGCGAACGGATATCGGGACCGATAACGGAGACGAACACGGGCGCATCGCTCTCTCCGTCTCCGAGTTCAGCGCGACGATCACTAACACTCTCACTCCGATCGGTCAGAGCTCTTCTCTGATCGGGATGAGCGACATGGAAGTAAGTGATCAGACCGTAGAGGTCTCGCTTACCGTCGACTCTCCGAATACGACGATCAACAATGACTTCCGCGACGCGGTCGTGAGAGATCTCCTTGTGGGGACTGGTCCAGTCGGCGACGGTCAGGGGATGGCGCTGAACGTGCCAGGCGCTTACCTGACAGTCGATCCACAGATCCGAGTCATCGACGGAGAGATCGTTCAGCAGAGTCTCACCTATGCGGCTTCTCGCTTCGGTGGTGATGCGGGAACCGGCGACGCGGGAGGGACTCCTCTTCGGATCGGATTGGGGCTCTAAGAATGGCGTTCATATTCTCCACGAGCACCGATCAGACCGTTGAAGTTGTCTCAACCGTTGACCCGTCGGTCGTCGGGACTGAAGAGGCTAAGGTCGAGTATCTCTCGACGCGCGATGAGAGCCTCTTCGATTCGACGGAGGGGGCAACCCGTTTCACCCTTCGCGCGCTATCTCCTCAAGCTAGAGAAGACGCGGAAGTTGAGGCGGGCGCCTATTCTCGATCGGAGCTCGGGAGGATTCTCTGGACAGAGCAACCCGACGACCCGAAGGAGCGCGCGCGCTGGCAGCATGATCTCCCAGAAGATGAGCGGCGAGCGCTTGGCGAGTATAACCGCTACTTGTCGCGCGTTTATCGGGAGATGCTTCGCGCTGGTCTCGTCTCCATCGAAGGGCACGACGGCGACCCGCTGGAGCTCGTCGACTCGATCCGTCCGGATCATCATCGCCAAGTTTTGATGGGGGAGCTTGTTGCGCATATCCAGGCGCTCTCGCTTTTACCTCCCGCGGGAAAATAGCGGCGGGGGCTAGCGTCTGGATCGCTTACGCTGGTTCCCGCGGTTGGAGCTGTGAACAATGCAAAAGCGATCCGACACTTCGAAGGCGGCGAGGCAATTGCGGCGGAGCTTTCCGCGCTGGTCTTCCTTGGCTCAAGCGAGACGAGCAAGGCGCCTATGTCATGGCCTATCGGATCGCGCCAGACTCCGACCCGTCATGGGGAGATCAGAAGGTGAGGCGCTGCCCGATCGCCGATATGAACCGACTCTCTCCGATGGTCTCCAGCTATCGCGCGCACTGCGCTGGGCTCGGGAGTCTTCGAGACTTTTACCGCGAGCCTTCTTGCGCGGTGATAGATTTATGGACGGAGCTCCACACTCAAACCGAGTTGATGAAGGCTCGCGCTCGACAGCGCGCACACGAGGAGGCGAGTGGTAATGGCTAACGGCGGAAAAGTTCAGATACAGGTCGAGCTTGAAGGCGGCGGCAAGGTTCAAGGCGCTCTGAACAAGATCGGAAGAGGAGCAGAGCTCGCGGGTGGCAAAGCTGCTCAAGTGGGAGAGGCGCTCTCTACAAGCTCAAATATCATGACCGCTTCTTTGGGGAGTGTCGTCTCTTCGGTTGGGACTCTCACCGAAGGGATCGGCGGCCTATCCACTGCCTCAAAGACAGCGGGCGCGAGCTTCACCGCAATGCTCGGTCCTATCGCCGCGATCGGGACCGCGATCTTCGCTGTCGTTCAAGCGGTCCGCCAATATATCCGAAACTCTCAAGACCTTGAGACGAGGATGGAGGCTCTCCGCGCGGCGGCGTCTGAATATACCGGCGTCATGGAGAGACTCTCTGACGAGAATATAGTCCTCACAAAAGCAGAGCGCCGACGCCTCGCACAGCTCACCAGAGTCGCCAAGGCTCAAGCGGAGTACATCCAGAAGATTCGAGAAGGCGAGGGAGTCGAAGGTCAGCGACTCCAACGAGCGCAAAAGGCTTTTGCTGTCGCTCAAGCCGAAGTGGACATGATCCGCAAGCGGACTCACACAGAAGCTTATTTTCTAGAGCAGAGCGTCAGAGCTAGAGCGCGGCTAAGAGTCGCGACGATGTCGCTTGAAGAGGCCGAAGCGAAGCTCGACGAGAGAGAGAAAGAGGCGATGAGGAATCGGCGAGCGCTCGCCGACTTCCAAGAGAAGATCATTGAACAGCGAGGACGAGCGGCGCTTCAAAAGCAGCAAGAAGCGACAGCAAAGGCGACACAAGAAGCAGCGACCGCGCTCCAGTCCATCCAGAACATGCAGCTCCGCTTTAACATCGAGGCAATCACCGCGACTGGAGCGAGCGTCTCGGAGAGAGTCGCAATCCTCCGCGTGGAGCTCGCCGAGAGAAAGCGCCTCATCGGTCAGTCGATCGCTGACGAGCAAGAGCGCCTCACCGCTATCGCAGCGGCGGAACAAGCCTTTAGCGCAAAGAGGCGAGCGCTTTACAAGCAAGACAGATCGCAGAGAGAAGCAGTCCGCGCACAAGAAGTAGCGGCGGAACAAGCGGCGGCGGATAGAGCTTTTGCTGATGAGCAGAAGCGGCGCCAAGCTCTTATCATGTTACAGACAGAGGGAGCAGAGCGAGAGCGTCAACTCATCAAGCTCCGTTTTGAGAGCGCGACTAGGGGAGCCAATGAAACCCAACTCGCGACGGCAAAGATCAACCAGCACCGCGAGCTCATGGCTCTTGAGCAAAAGCAAGAAGCCGACCGGCGCGCGGCGGAGATGCAACGGATCGACGCTCTCCAACGCTCGATTGAGTTGACCAGGCAAGAGGCGCAAGCGCTTCAAGAACTCTCCTCCGTCGATATGACTAAGATCACTTCAGCGGTTGAGAACTTCGGACAAGGTCTCGTCTTCGCCTCACTCGCTGCGCTCCAAAGTGGAGAGAGTGTCTCCGTCGCTGTGGGCGAAGCTCTCAAGGCGATCGCGCTCCAAGCTGGAGTCGAAGCGATCATGGAGACGGCGCGAGGGACTGCCCAGCTCTTCACGCCAGGGGGACAGGCGGCGGCGGCTGGTCACTTCAAGGCGGCGGCCTTCTTCGGCGCGGCAGCGGTCGCCGCTGGTTCCGCTGGTTCTGCACTCTCCGCGAGCGGTGGAGGCGGCGGAGCTGGAGCGTCTCCCACTGGAGCTGCTC